GAAAAAATTAAAAACGAAGAAATAACAGCAGATATAGGTCTACAAATTAAATCCTTTAAATGAGCCAAAAAATCAGAAAAATTACAAAAATTAAAAGAAAAACATTTATTTACAAATTCAGCAATATTAGCCAATAATCTAACAAATTCACTTTGCCAAGTTTCCTCGGCAACAGGTTCCATACAAAATTTATCGAGAAGTTCAAAAGTTAACAAATCCTTTGAAGCTTCAGCAATTTCATCTTGTATTACAGCCTGGACACCTATGTTGAGTTCATCGCCCCCTTGCAGAAAAACCTGCTCAGGAACTCCCTCAACACGTAAAGTAGGTATCATATTACCTTCCCAAACAACATCACCTTTTCTATCTAAAGAGAAAAGGTCATTTTGTTTGTTAGGTATATATAATCGTCCTACTTTTCCAATAGGTGTATATGAATTCGTTACATCTTGTCGTACAGAAAAATTATTGAAAGTCGCCATAAGCTGTTCCAAGAAATGGTCATTAGATTTAATTACATTATCTGAATAAACATTCCAAGTCTTAGTTTTGGTGTCTCTCAATTTAAGGGTCCAGTTTCCAGTCCATATTCCATTAGTGAAATCCACGTTAGTGAAATCGATCAATTTTATGCGTCTACACAACGCCTCCTTGTCTGTAATTCCACAATCAGCTGTTAACGTAATGTTAGCAGGATTGATATTAGAAGTAAAGAGCAAAAAGGAAGAAGAAAAGTGTTTAGTGCCTTTCTTCGGAGCTTCAGCGCAATTTAGAGGATAACGAATAGTAGATACCATATTTATGATATCAGACCATTGATATACTCCTTTTTGACCAATGTCATCCATTACGAAAACATCTTCATTGTTATAATGATCATAAAAATCTCGATCTTTTATCGAAGCGTGCGTGTACACGGTACGATACAAACCGATTTCTTTAACTAATCTAGATAACAGCGTAGATTTTCCGCATCCGGGGGGTCCATAAAACAGAAAACATAAGGGTTCAGTCCGGGTAGCATTCTTATAAGTTAAATAACGAATATAGAAATCATTAATTTTCTTATCAGAGTGCGTTATTTTAACGGGTAGGGTTTTTGACATTGTCAAATATACATCTTTCCAAGTTTTATAATCATCCATAAAGGTTTCATATTCTTCTTGAAATTCAGTATCAGACAATATCGAATTATTTAAATTATATTTACAAAAAAGGGTTTCAAACTTATGCACCAATCTATTCATACGAGTAAAGGGAATTTTCTCCAAAATATATTTAGAATATACTTCAGAGAACCAAAGACAATTCTTAGACATCTTAGAATCATCAGAGCTTTTGTGTTTAAGCCATATAGCAACTAGAAACGGGATTTCTAGTATATAAGCCATACAGTCTTGAACAAAGCTTAGATCATCTAAGATTTTAAGACGAGTAAAAAGGGTTATGTTTTTGAAAATGTGCATTAGGCGTGAACCTACTACACCAGAAAAAAGGGAAGCCATTATCAAAGTATCCAGGGATTGAGCTTCAATAATTGGTTTGGTTGAGATTGATTCCTTAAGAAAACGATATAAGTATGGTATAAATTTAAATATAAACATTCTATAAGCCATAGCTGTTAAGCCATCGCCTAAAACAACGTCAAATATAAACCATTTACATAATTCTATTATTTTATTAAGTACATCAGAAAAAATGTTTGTTGCATTAAAAAAGGGTTTGATTAAATTTTCATTTACAGGTTTAGCAATTCCATGAGCAATATCTACAGTTTCTTCAATTTTATTTACAGTTTCAGGAAGTTTTTGCATACTTCTAAACAAGCTAGAAATATACGAAAACAGACCTTGAGATTCAAATTCAAATTTTTTGTTAGTATGATTGTTATTTTTATTAGAGCCAAAACTCTTTGGTCTTTCAATTTGACAAATCAAATTGTTAACCTCTGAGCGCGTTAGTTGTGGGGGTAAAAGATACATGACATTTTGCTTCGAGAAACTCGAAGCAACCTTAAATCCATAATTACGATAATTTTCAATTTTTCTATAATCCGAATATGGTATTTCCGTGACAGACATACCATTCTTTTTAACGATAATTGAAAACCATTGTGTTCTTTGATACTTGTTTGATGATGAGCCGATTGAATTAGTTGTATTTATTTGTTTTTGAGTACACTTGTCCATATTACACATTGATGTCTATACCAACTAGTCGTGAAAACAGCGAATATATACATAATCATACGAGAAAAGATTCAGCGTTTGCTTCTAGCTTCAGCGTTAATTAGGGCTTTAACTTCTAAACAACTTATAGAAATTGGGGTCCTAATGATACTGAAATTTGATTGTGCTTCCTCAGTTCTTGATCGTACAACGATGCAAAATTCTTACTAGCCAACAGTATAGAACTCAGGTTACTTCACACTAAGCTTACCATAAAGAATACTTACAACACGGGGGCGAGACCCGGATGTTGCAAGGGGGTGGGTTAATTGCTGAGAATAAAAACTTTATTTGAACATAAGAGAGAGCGAGTCATCTCTCATATTCACATCTGGTTCAAATTCAACAGTGTTCATGGGAGCCCATACTCCCGAGACCATTTACGGTAGGTCGTCCTAACAGTACTGACTGTCAACTTGCTTTAAAGTCTGCACATAGACTATTGGCGGTTTACTTCAGCCAACAAGAAGAGTAAAGTTTGCCACGAGATTCTATTTAGCATTTTTCGGATGTTAAATGAACCTTCTCGAAACAAATTTGTAGATTACCACTACTCCTATGAACCAACCCATAGGAATGGTTTATTGAAAACAAACTTCCAATAAAAGTTGTATGCGAATACCCCAGCATACTAGGAGAACTACTACGTTATAGTTATCGCTTTTAGAAGGTGAATTCCTTTTATGCGTTTCACTTAAGCATAATATAAGTGTAAAGACTGATTACAACAGGGTTTAGCAATACGAAGCATATTCTAATAGATACAATACCTATTATATGCGACTATACGTGTCTGGATTAAAAATTTAAATCGCTACTTTAAATTTTATAATTGATAAGCAGATCCTCAACTGCTGAAATTTGTAGAAAATTTCAAAAACGAGTTTTAAGTTATTGAGTTTGATAGAGCCTAAAAATCAATTCGGGTAGTGTTCGAACTTAATAATAAAACGTGATATTCAATATCAGTGATTTTTATAAAGTGTTTATATCACTTAGAAAATTATACACAAGATGATAGACATAAA